CTTCAATATTTACATCATCATCTACTTGAACATCCATATTTTCAATGATCTTAAGATCATGAATACCTACCTCATATAATTTATCTACAAACTTAGATAACCTATCAGGTGAGGACTTCTCTACGATAATCTTCACATAAGAATCCTTAAACTTATTAGGATTAAAGAGCTTCTTCTTATCTTCATTGTAATAAACTTTATTGAACATAGTAAATGGGTTGTCCACCAACTCCACTTCATGGGTATCTAAATCAAAGATACCAAAGCCTCTTGTCTCCCCTTCATCATTCCAATACAACTGATAAGGGTTACCAAGATAAGTAATGTTACCTCTTGTATCCCTCTTATGAAAGTGCCCGGAGAAAACCATTTCAAACCTGGAGAACTGGCCAGGATCTGTGCCATGCTGGCACTGATAGTTTTGATTTGCATAAAAGCCAGCGAGTTCTAAATGACCCATTGCTAATTTGGCTTTAGTATCATTCCTCTCTTCCATAAAGAGTTCAGCGCTCCCTTCACACAACCAAGGAACAAAGAATACCTTCTCCCCTTTGATGGTTAGTGTCTGAGGGGCATCTATGATAGTGACGTTATCATACTCAGTCAGGTTCATACCTGAGTTAAGTCTCAGTGAGGTCTTATAAAAGATATCATGATTACCAACAATAATGTATACTTTAATACCTCGTTCCTGGAGAGGATTAAAGAACACTCTTTTAGCCCATTGAAGGCTCCAGTAATCAATCCCTTTGCGAACATCAAAGGTGTCCCCAAGGTGTATGACGGTATCGATGCCATGTTCGTCTAGTGCCGGAAAGAAAACTTCATTGTAAAACTTCTCAAAATAATCATGAAATACCTGACTACCCTTACGGACTCCGAAGTGAGTGTCCGTTATAAGAGCAACCTTACGCTCTCCCATATTGTTGTAGATACATTACATCCTCATTATAGTCGTATTCTTCCTTTTTGTATAGCCAACCATCCTTGTCTACACCATGCCCCTCAGGGATAGGCATACACTTCTTCTTATCAGTACAGAAGTACTCACCCTTACCACACTTAGTCTCCTCCACCTGTTGCTCAAAGTCAGGAACCTGCTGAGCCATAGGAGTTCTCATATCATCAGGTGTTACCTGATCTGTCGCCTTCTCAATCTCAGCATCTATTGCCAAGATAGATTTAAAATCAGCATTCTTATCCATCTTAACCCCATTCTTAGCACCATCATCCTGCACCCTACCCAAGGTGGATGCTAACTTCTTCTTATGTTCTACGTCTCCTAAGTCAACTTCACCATGAATCTCCTGATGGGCATCTTCAGGAGACATCCCACTCTTACGTAACTTATCTACTTCCTGTCTCTGTTGAATAATAGGATGCTCAAAATTTCCTCTCTGAGGAGTGCCCATCATATCAGCATCAGGCTCCTGCAGATCAGGCTTATCCATCACACTCATCATACTCATCTCATTTTCATAGAGATCATATAGCTGTTGAAGAGGATCCATTCTAATAACCTTTAATAGTATTAGGTCTTATTAAAGGTTATTAGATTTCCTTTGAATAAGGTATATACTTTAATAAGACCTATATGGTTATTTATTCCCTTTCCTTCTCTGATCAACACTATCCTTAATAGAGTTGTACTCCGAGCTATTTCCTAACTGGTCACCTTCAAAGAACTCTTCAAAACCTGACTTAGAAATAATCTTATCACAGATATCAATCTGTCTCTTCTCCTTACCAATACGTCTAATAAATGCGTACCAACATACCTGTGTGAAATAAGAGAATGGATTCTTGGACTTCTCTGGATCAAAGTTACCACAATATACTACACAGTTCTCCACTGCATCCATCACCATATCCTGGCGGTACATGTAGTTGGAAAAGTTGGGTCTCATTGATAGGTGCTCTGCAATATCAAGGAAACACTTACCAATATAACGAGGGATAATAGGTCGAGGTTGTTCATCCAACTTTGCGGCATCACACTTACTTCTATATTCCACCAGAGCAGCATAGAATTCTTTATTATCAATAAAGTTATTCTTCTTACGCTTCTTTGGAGCTGGGGTGGTAGTCATAAGTTTTATTATTCTTGACTATATTATAGAACAAATATTCTAATCCGTCAAGTCTCCTTCTTATCGTCCTCGAACAGCCTCTCCAATCTACCTCTCCACTGGTCAATCTTACCAACATAACCAGTATTATTAGGAGAATCCACCTTCTTTCTGATAGGACAAGCCATCCTGGCAGCAATCAAAGCTTTCTTATAGAAATCTACACCAAACTTATCCAACTCAGACATAGAAATCACATGGTCCTTAAACACTATAGCCATATCTTCACTGGAATATAACAACCATTTCTTAGGAATCAACCCACTCATTATAATTCCTTTCTCAGTATCTACGTGACTATTCTCCTGAACTATAATTGGATTATTCAATACAAAGAAGTGTTTACCATTCTCTTGAGAAGGCATAATTTCAGACAACACTTCCTCACCTGTGGACATTTTTATTGTGGCAAAGAAGTTCTCGTTCATAAATCAAATACTCCTACGCCTGTATTTAGGGGAAGCTCTGTCACTCTATACTCAAAGTCCTCATCCACGTAGAATCTCATCCTTTCTGCTAAGTGATTTAATGTAAAGTTATTCCTGCTACCCTGGTCCCTATAATCGTCAGCTATATCATAGAGTAGGACTGAGTTCTTGCCTTTAGCTTTCCTTAACCCTCTACCTATAGATTGTAACACTCTGATTCTAGATTTAGAAGGTGAGGCAAACACTACATGATGAAGATTCTTAATATTTACACCAGTAGACATAGTACCATAGGAACCTAAGATGATATTATTATTTGATACTTCTGCTATTCTTCTTACCTCCTCTCTTGCTACCACATCTACTCCACCATGAATAAGATGAACAGGTCTATCAGTGGAGGCTTGTATAATATCAGCCAATGGAATACCATGTCCCTCTACTCTGGTGAATAAGACTAATACATTACCCTTCAAATCACATGCCAGTTTAGAAATAAATCTATTCCTATCTCTCATCTCTCCAATGTATTCTATCTCATCATTGTAGGTAGCAAATGAACGAGGAGGATGCTTGAGTATAATAATCTCCACCTTTAACTGAGCAAGGAAGCCCTTCTCCATCAAATCAGAGGAGGTAGTTGTCTGATAGACTGGGCCGAACATACCTTCTAAGATTAACTTATTAACATTCTTCCCATCCAAAGTACCAGTGAATCCATATCTCCACTTAGCATCAGGACACTTCTTCATGATACCCTGTAAGGTTTTGGCTTTAAAGTTATGACACTCATCTCCTATGATACAATCAAACTTTCTATACCATCCCTTAGGTAATCCATAGATAGATTGCCAAGTTGACACAGTAACTGGTGCTTTAGAATCTAACGAATGTCCCTGATATATCTTATGAACATTATCAGGATCCCATCCATAGTCTATAAAATCCTTAGCCATCTGCTCAACCAATGACTTGGTTGGAACAACAATCAAAGTGTTACCCTTAATAGACTTAAGATACCTAGCAATGGTATAAATCATCAGTGATTTACCAGAACCTGTTGGTGATACAATAGTCTTTCTGTATTCTTTCAGTGCATGAAAGACTGTTTCAACCTGATATTCCCTTGGCTTAACTGCGGATATCTTATCCATAAAGAGTTCTACACCCTCATAGAATACTCTATCATCTACCTGATAAGGAACACCATAATAGGTATTGTTTTCAAAATCCCATGAATAGTTATGCTTATCTAACCACTTACAAAGTCTATAGGTTAGTCCAGCAGGAAGAGTCTGTTTAGTGACACTACACAGACGTATCTTTCCATCCCAATACTTCTTTCTATATGCAGGAGCAAAGGATGCTCCCTCTACATCAAAGGAAAATGCTTCCTGCAACTCATATAATACATGCTGATCGCAATTTAAATGAACATCTAGTTCATTCTTCTTGCTTATTACTACATCCGTCATCTACTACCTCAATGTGTGATACTTTACCAATATTCATTTGCCATATGTACCTTACCTCCTCATAAGACTCCACTGTCACACTGACCCCATACTTATGGTACAACTTATAGTGGTGACGGTCATAGGGTTCTTCACTTGTAGAAGTAAACGTCTTCATCTCCCTTTATATGGTAATGGCCAGGTAAGATGCATACCCCCAACCAATAGAAAGGTAAAAAAGAAAACGTATAGTATTGGAAACATTAGAGTTCCTCGTCGTAAATGTCTGCTCTATGATAAGTACATAGCTTCCTATAGAGGGTGTCCCATGGGTCCTCATAATCACGCTCTAAAGGGTTCTTAATCTGAGAATATACCAACTCACTAAGTAAAGACCACTCATGTTCAGTGAGCTTATGTAGTATCTCATACCTGGGTCTATGTGGTAACTCAGGCATTGTTGGTGCCTGATGTACTGGTGCTGAAATGTCTGCTCTAGTCATACTCCTCCTACAAAGGTACGCCATTGAATGCAATTCTTAATATTATAACTCATCTGATGAATTTGTTTAAGTATTTCATTCAATACATTTATAACTGTGTCATAATACTCTAACTTCATTTCTGCATTCATGATGTCCTTATCCACTTGTACCCAATGAACAACATCAGACTTGATAACCTTATGAGGAAAGGGGCTCTCCTCATACTCTTCTGGTGATGCCTTGCCAGAATAATACAACCACTTGTTATGTTGTAATCTTTTTAACTCCTGTGATTTCTTCTTTGATAATAATGTATACTCAGAGCGGAGAGTTAGATACTTCTGGTGTAGCTGAGGGATTTTAAGTGATGCCTTGTCCAGCATCACATCATCAATCACACTATCTTTCTCCCACATGCTCTGGATTTTCTCCAGGTCCATAATAATTAAAAGTTAACAACACTCCCAGTAGAAGTCCTATGCATACTAGTTTTCATAGTAGCATCAGTAGCAGTTGCTGCTGGGTAAATGTAATAATCATAGTAAGTATACTTCAAACTACACTCTGCTGTAAAGTAATTAATATCAGGAACTGATGCATCAAAATTAAGAGTAGTTAATGAAGCAGGCCAAGCATCATGGAATACAAACTCAGCTACTGGTTGGTAGTTACTTGATAGAATAAAAAGAGAACAATCAGATCTCCATTGGTGATCCCAATCCCCTGTAGTCTTACCTAGATCTTCTGCTAAGGGTTGGTTGATACTTCTGATAGTGCCCCTATTGTAGGTAAACTCACTTGCACTAAAAGGAGTAGCCAGCTCTCTCATCCAGTCATGCACCTGGTACCAGTTCTTCATGTTCTCATCTACCAGGAACCTAATGAATAGATCCTCATAATATAACTCATCCCCTGGTTGTGGGATCTTATTAAATCTTGTGCCTTGATTAGCAGGCTGCATTGAAATAGCAGGAATAGAAGCAGACTGACAAAAGAAATCTACACCTCGCAGCTTATTAACAGCAAACTTAAATCCAATAGGAGAAAGGAAATTCCTATTCTCAATAGTAAAGTTCTGCTGATCTCTTGGTAAAGATAGATTATCAGATTGCTTAGCCATTTAATCCTGCTGTTGTAATTGATGGTCCATAAGGACGGCGAACAGTCTATTCTTCATAAGAAATAACCATTGTTGCTCTTCTATTGGTCGTTTAGGTGAGCCTGGCCACATTTCTAATGAAAAACATATCCAACTATACATCAACCTAGTCTCTTCAATACCCATACGGGTCTCACAGTACCAGTTGTCTCTCCAGTATTCGTCGTCGGTTAATTCGTGTTCCATAAGGTTATTTAGACAAAAAAAGGGAGCCTTGGTAGGCTCCCCAGTGGTATCCCATTGGATACTAAACACTTTTATGGATCACATCAGGTTGGTGATGGAAACACGACGGTAGTAACGGTTGGTGTTGTCAGAGAGACGGCCAAGACCTTGGTTAGCACCGAGTCCACCAATAGGACCTTCTGCATAAGGGTTAGCAATCAAACCATAACGGGTTTTGAAACCAATGTTAGGCTGGAATGTCTCAGCTGTTACACTGCGGACCATCTGCAGGGGCACATATGGGCAGTAGAAGATACCAGCATCATAGGCATTAGAACCTTTGTAGCCAGCAACATAGTACTGAACGTTTGAAACGTTAGCAGAGTATGGGTCAATGTAAACCTTAAGCTTACCATTGATTGTACCAGCAAACAGGTTGCCAGTGTCATCAACATTAAGGTTAGCATTGAGGGCAGGAGTGTAATCAAGCACACCA